TATCTAGCTTCTCCTCCTGCTATTGGCGGTACTGCTGCTGCTGCGGTTACTGGTTCTAACTTGATGTCATCAGGTGGTGTATGGGCTAAAGGTCTATATGCTGGTACAACTTATACCGATGGTTTGGTGATTGATTATGTATCACCTACGGCTAGATTTAGTGCAGGAACTTCTGATGGATTTGCTTGGTATAACGGAGGTGTAGGCACTACATCATTAATGACATTATCAAGTGCTGGGGCTTTAGCTACTATATCAAGCGCAACAGCTACATCATTTATTCCATCAAGCGCAACTGTACCTACCAATGGCTTATATTTACCTGCTGCAAATAGTGTAGGATTTTCTACAGCCACTACAGAGTGTATGCGTATTGACTCTAGTGGTAATTTGTTGGTTGGTACTACTTCAAATTCTTATGTTGTCTCAAAAGGTGCAACTATAAATGCTAGTGGTTCAATACAAATTGCAACAAATAGTGGTAATGAAGTTATAGGTTGCTATGGAAATGGTGTAACAACTTATACAAGTTTTTATTACAATGCAAGCACAAGTGGTTCTGCTTCTTCTGGAACAAAAACAGGTTCTATTACTACAAATGGAACAACTACTTCTTACAATTTAACTTCTGACAGAAGATTAAAAGAAAATATAATGCCTTTTGAAAATGGTTTGCAAACAATTTCTGCATTAAAACCAAGACAATATAATTATATTTCTGATAAAGAAAATATTTATCAAGGTTTTATTGCAGATGAATTGCAATCTGTTGTACCAAATGCTGTTACTGGGGAAAAAGATGCAATAGATGAAAATGAAAAACCAATCTATCAAGCTGTTGATGCTTCATTTTTAATACCTCATTTGGTATCAGCTATTCAAGAATTAAATAATAAATTTGATGCTTATGTATCATCTCATCCATAGGAAACAATATGACAACACTTATTCCAAAAAATAAAATAACTTCTACAACTTCTATAAACAGAACAATTAGTGAAAAGTTAGATGATTTTGTCAATGCTGCCGATTTTGGCGTTGTTGCTGATGGTTCAACTGACAATACAACAAATCTGCAAAATGCGTTAAATTATGCTGCCGTAAATGGAATATGTTTAATTCTTCCACCAGGAATTATTAATATAAGCGGAGCAATATCAGTTGATTTATCTACTAGCACTACGACCAACTATATGTCTGTAGTTGGTCAAGGAATTTCATCAACAAATATTGTTTATACAGGTTCAACAGATATTGCTGTTTTAACTTTTAATGGAAATGGTGCTGCTGCTTATCCAAAAATTAATGGATTTAAAATTTCAAGAGCAATCACTAGCCCACCTTTAGGTACTGCACTTACATTACAAGGATTTACAAATTCAGATATTTTAGATGTTCAAATATATGGTTTTAAAACTGGTGTATCTATAATTAACTGTAATGGACTTAAATTTGAAGGATTAGATTGTTTATATAATCAAACTTCTTTTTCTGCTCCAGCACCTTCTTCAGGTTTAATTAGTTACCCAAATGCTTTAAATTTTATATCTTGTCGCTTTAATAGCGCAACAGGAGCAGCATCTTTATATATAAATAATGGCATTACCAATAACTTTAATTGTTGTGTTTTTGAAGATAATGGAACAAGCGTATCAGATACATCGGTTTCTATTAATTACAATGGTGCTAATGGAGGAGCATCTTGTAATTTTACAAGTTGTTACTTTGAAGGAAACTTTGGGCATGATATTTATTTAACAACTGCTGCTGGAGGTACTCATTCTTTTATTGGAAATACTTTTAATAGAATTAGTAATACAAAATACACAGTTAATTCATTAGTAATAGATGCAAGCGCATTAAGCTCAGGAAGTCCTGACAATGTGGTTTACATGGCTGGAAATGGTTTTGCAACTTTAGGAAGCTATACTCCAAGCTCATCAAGAAAAGCTGTCTCTTTAGCTGCTGGTTCTAATGGATACGTAGGGTTTGAAGTTGTTGATTATAACTGGTATCAAAGTAATTTAGAAATACCTGTTTATGCAAATAATTGGGTTGGAATTACCAAAAGCACAGGTTTTCAAGGCAGCACGTATTTTGTTAATACTGTTGATTCCGATGCAGATATAGGAGGCACTTCTGGTACTGGATTTCAATATTCTTTAAGACAAACGTATGGAATAAGAGCATCTACTCCTGCTTCTCATGTTTGGAATAGCTATAACGGAAGTTCTTTGCACGATTTTAGATATAAAGGTGCTTCTTGCGGTTCAATTTCAGTAGCGACAAATACAACAACTTATGCAACATCTTCAGATTATCGTTTAAAAGAAAATGTTGCGCCTATATTTAGTGCTTTAGATACAGTTAATAAACTTAATCCAGTAACTTATACTTGGAAAAATACTGAAATTGCAAGTCAAGGTTTTATTGCTCACGAACTACAAACAATAATTCCAGAAGCTGTAACAGGAACAAAAGATGCTGTAGATTCGGAAGGAAATCCAGTTTATCAAGGTATTGATACATCTTTCTTAGTAGCCACGCTGACTTCAGCCATTAAAGAGCTATCTACTAAAGTAACTAGCTTAGAAGAACAAGTTATTTCTTTAGGAATTAAATAATGAATTATAAATGGTCAATTATTGATATATCAGCTATTGATGGTTTAATCACTCATGCCAAATACAAAGTAGAACTTTCTGATCAAAATCAGATTGTGCAAACAGAAGGAAATTGGTGGTTTGCTAATCCAACATTAAAAGTACCATTTTCTGATGTTACAGAAGAAATGGTTGCTTCTTGGATTGAACAAGAAACTATGAAAGATGGAGTAAACCTTATAAAATCAAGATTAGAGGAACAGTTAAATGTGCTTAATTCTCAAAAAACTGTTATTGCGCCTTGGCTTCCTCAAGTTTTTACACCTAATAGTTAGGAGCTTTAATATGGCAGTTAATCTTTCACCGATAGGTGGCGCAGGATGGCAGTTTTTTGATAATAATGGAGTTCCTTTAGCTGGTGGTTTAATTTATACCTATCAAGCTGGAACTTCAACTCCTCAAGCAGCTTATACAACTGCATTAGGAAATATTGCTCATTCAAATCCTATAGTTTTAAATTCTGCTGGTCGTGTTCCAGGAGGTGAAATTTGGCTAACTATTGGGGTTTCTTACAAATTTACCATTGATGATGCAAATAACGTATTAATTGGTACTTACGATAATATCAATGGAACTGGTTCTGGTGGACAAGGTTATGTTACTGCTACACAAAGCCAAACAGTTGTAACTGTACCTTTTGCTTATGTAGTTGGTACAAATAATTTAAAAGTTTATGTAAATGGAAGTAAACAAGTTATAACATTAAACTATACCGAAACAAATACAACTTCAATTACTTTTGTTAGTGGATTGAATGTTGGAGATATTGTGGAGTTTACACAATGACAAAGCCATTAGATATTATTAGCAGAGCATTAAAAGATATTGGAGCATTAGAAGCTGGAGAAGTTCCAACGGCTGATTCAGCTCAAGATGCTTTTGATATGCTTAATGATTTGATTGATCAATGGTCAAATGAAGATATGATGGTGTTTAACACCACAGAAATCATATTTCCTTTAATTTCTGGTCAAGTTCAATACACTATTGGCCCTAATCCATCAACTGCAAACTACATTGGGGCTTCTTTTACAGGCTCTATTGCTGGCAATGTTTTGACTGTAACTGGTCTTACAACTGGTGCAGTAGCTCAAGGACAAACCTTAAAAGGCACAGGGATTATTACTGGGACTAAGATTGTAGAGTTTATTACTGGTGCAGGTGGTCAAGTCAATGAAATTGGCACATATAAGTTAAATATTACTTATCCAACTCTAGTAACTTCACAACTGATTACTGCTTACTATCAAAAACCCTTGTTTATTGACCAAGCTTATGTAAGGGTAAACACTCAGTCTAATGGTCAAGCTGTGCTTAATGGTGGTTTAGATTACCAAGTCGCTGTTTTGTCTTTGGATAATTACAATCAAATTGGTTTAAAAACTTTAAATGGCCCTTGGCCTAAAGCCCTTTATTACAATCCTAATGCTGAATCAGGAAATTTATTTGTATGGCCTAATCCAAGCCAAGGTGAGATGCATATGTTTTCATCTACTATTTTTAGCAATTATGAAACTTTGTATGATGATATTGTGCTTCCACAAGGCTATTCAATGGCTCTTAGATGGAATTTGGCTGAACGCTTGATGCCGATGTATGGCAAAGCTTCTGCAACGCAAATTGGCATGATTAATGCTTATGCAGCTCAATCCAAATCAACTATTAAACGCAACAATATGCGACCAATAGCTGCTGCTGGTTATCCAGACTCTATGCTTGTTGGCAGAGCTAAAGATGCTGGTTGGATTTTGAGTGGGGGTTTTTTTAGATGAGTGATTTTGGCTTTGTCGGCCCATCTTATGAAGCTCCTTCAATTTATCAAAGCGATCAGGAATGTATTAACTTTTACTTAGAGATTGATCCTAATAAAGGTCAAGGCTCTAGAGGTGCAATAGCTTTATATCCTACTCCAGGACTTGTTGAAGTAGCCCAGCTTCCACCTGGAGAGGTAAGAGCAATGTTTCCTTTGCATGGAACCATTCCTTTTATTATGATTGTAATTTGTGCTGATCAAGTTTATAAAATAGATGAAGCTTACAACGCAACATTAATTGGTACTATTGATACAACTTCTGGCCCATGCCAGATTTCTTACAATAGAAGCCCTACAGATGGTATTTTTGCATTTATTGTGGATGGCTTAGAACGCTATTATTACGTTCCTGCTACAGATACTTTTACTGAAATTGCTTATACAGATGGCCCTTGGCGTGGTGCTTCTTGTTGTGACGTAATCGACAATTACAACATTTACAACGAAGTTGGCACTAATAATTGGGCTTGTACCGATATTTCTTCACCTTATTCTACAAATGCTTATTACGGCACAAAAGATGGTGAGCCTGATCCTATTATTTGTGTTATTGCAGATCATAGACAAGTCTATTTAATGGGTGATCAAACAACTGAAGTTTGGGT